AGAGAGAGAGAGTAGATAAATTGTATACTATAAATATATACAAAATCACAATAATGTTTATATAGTAGGGAGTATAATTATATTATATATAAATGTAAGGGGGTCATAAAAGAATGGGAAGATTTATGAGTTCAAGTCCTATGATAGCAACATCAGTAAGATTAAGTCCTGAGTTTCATAAGTTGTGTAGAGAGAATGGAATTAATTTAACCGAAGCATTAAGAATTGGAATAAGTTTAATGTTAGCAGATTTAGGAATAACTGACTATGATAATAATTTAAACTTGTTTAGAAAGATGAGATTGTTTCAAGAAGAATTAGAAAAGAAATCACAGGAGTTAGAAGAATTGAAAAACAAATATGAAAAGAACACCAAAGAGTAGAGTACGAGGAATGATAAGACAAATATTTCTCAGGAGTAGAGAGAGGAATGATTGTTTGAAAAGAGATAACTATACTTGTCAGGTTTGTGGTGGCAAACAAAGCAAAGCAAAAGGCAAAGAGTTTAAAGTGGAAGTGCATCATATTAAAGGTGTTAAAGTTTGGGATGAGATAATAAAATTAATATATAATGAATTGCTCTGTAATCCTGAATATCTAATTACTCTATGTAGAGATTGTCATATGAAAGTAGAAAACAATATAGTTAAGTTAGATAAAGAAATAAAGAAAGAAGATTTATTTAAAATAGTTAGTTCAATATTCATAATGTTTTGTTCAAATGGAATAAGTTTAATGTTAGCAGATTTAGAAATAACCGACTATGATAATAATTTTTATTCTTTTTCATTCAAGTTTTCATTTGTTTTGCTTTTGTTTTTTGTTTTCATATAGCGAATTTAAAGCTTGAAGTTTATATATATATGTCCAGAACCTCACAAAAATTTTATGGAAAACCAAACATACGACATAAACCGCCCTTGGCTGACCTTAGACAATTGGCAAAAGAAATATATCACAGCAGAGCCAAATAGCAACTGCTTTTTATTGTGCGGCCGTCAAGTCGGAAAAACAACAGCCATGAGCATAAAGGCAGTTGAGTTGTGCATGAAGCATTTTCAAAAGGGAGAGTTTATTCTTATTTGCAGCATCACAGAAAAACAGGCCTACCACATGTTAGCAAAGGCCCTGAGTTATGCAGAAGAACAATATCCAGTAAGTATAGACTATTCAAAAGAAAACAGGCCAACTAAACATAGATTGCAGTTTCATAATGGAACTGGGATATTTTGTTTTGCAGCAGGAGAAACAGGCGAGGGGCTAAGAGGATATACAATAAAAAAGCTGATGATAGATGAAGGCAGTAGAATGAGCGAGGAGTTTTTTATCGCTGTTCAACCTATGATGTCAGTTGTTCGGGGAAGTATGGATATAGCATCAACACCATTTGGAAAACTAAACCAAGACGGAAGCCCTAAATTTTTCTATAAATGCAGTTTAGATAATAAATTTTTAAAATTCTATGTAAATGCTGAAGATTGCCCAAGACACACAAAAGAGTTTTTACAAGACCAAAAAGAGAGGATGACAAAACTCGCTTATGCTCAGGAATATCAGGCAGTATTTACTGATGAATTAAAAAGAGTTTTCAGTGATGAATTAATAAAAGAATGCTGTATATTAAAGAGAATTGATGTTTTGAGCAGAAACTCAAAGTTTTATTTAGGTGTTGATATTGCTGGATTTGGAAAAGATGAGTGCACTTATGAAGTGATTGAAAAAAGGGAAAATGGGGATTTAATTCAAAGAGAAAACATAATAGAGAAAAGAAACTTAACAACTGACACAACAAGAACAATATTAAGATTAGACAGAATATATAACTTTAAAAAAATTGGTGTTGATGATGGTGGAATCGGATTTGGTGTTTTTTCTGACTTAATGACTAATGACCAAACAAAAAGAAAAACAGAAGCTCTTAATAATGCAGCAAGGGCGATTAATCAGGATGAAAGCAGAAGCAAGAGATTATTAAAAGAAGATATGTATTACAACTTGCAGGTTTTAATGGAATCAGGGAAGATAAAGTTATTAGATGATGATGAAATAAAAAACAGCTTGGCAAGTATGCAGAATGAAGAAGAGAGGATTTTTGGGGGATATTCGCATATTTCAGAAGGAATCATAAGGGCTGCTTGGCTGGCTGAAAAAGACAAAAGTTTAAATATATTCGCTCACACATTCTAGCATGGCAGCATTCACAAATACTAAAATAATCGCAGACCAAGCAGACCCGCTCCCATTTTGCGGAAAATTAGTTGATGCAACATTCACAATCGGCACGATGGGCGATTTAGTCGGAGTCTATACAGAAGCTTATTTATGTGCTTTAGTAGAATATGATATTGTAACAAATTGGGCGACTATAAACACCATCTATAAAAAGATTTTTTCTGAATACGCTTGCAGGGCAATAGCTATCGAGGCTATTAAGTATAATATGGCAGGCTTCACTTCGAGAGTTGAAGCTGAGGATATGATAAATATTCATGCGTGGAGAATGCAGGCAATAGAGAATCTTCTAAAAAATCAAAGCGTTCAAGACTTCATAGGAGTTTAAAATGGTTTTGAAAATTCAGGGAATTAAAGAAAAGAGGAAACATATCCTCGAGAAGATTATTCAGATTCTAGCACATCAGGAGCATTTGATGGAATTAACAATACAAACTATGCTCAATTAACAGGAATGGAAACAAATTTAGAAGTAACAAAAAGAGGATATTATCTTATCATTTTTGATTGTGAATTAGTTTATCTAAGTGAAACTATTTTAAATGTCAATGGATGCGATATTGGAATTTTTGTCAATGATGTAGAACAAAGAAGTAAAAAGCAAAATATATTTCTAGAAGATAGCGGGGACGGGGACGAATGCGCAACATATGGATCTTCATCAATACATAGCAGATGGGATTTTTCAATCCATAAAATAGTCTTATTAGAAGAAGGAGATACAAAAATAGATATAAAGGGAAAAAGAAACAGCAATACGAGATATGGAACTGAAAACAGAGAATTATCAGTAATAAAACTCCGCTCACTATAAGAAAAACATTTAAATACAAGCTTCTACTTAATTTTACATGACAATACTAAGAACAGGGCAAACAACAAATTTCTCAAATATGGGCACTGAATTCAGTGTTGAAATTTTAGATACTGATTCTTCTGTTGAGTATGGAGTGGGATATATTCCAGATTTCAAAAAATGGCATGGATATTACAGAAAAATTGCTGAGGGCAGAGCCATTATTAACAAGTTTGCATCATGGACTTTTGGGAGAGGAATTAAAGCTGATGAAAAAAACAAAGCAAAGTTAGACAAAATAAAAGGAAATGGGAAAGAGAGTGCCAGATTAGTTTTAAAAAATTGTTGGAGAACTGCTTTAATATGTGGAGATTCATTTGCTCATGAAATAAGAGATAACCAAGGTAGATTAACAAATTTAAAAGTTTTAAACTCTGGAAAAATTGCAATTATAGAAAATTCAGAGGGAATTATCGTCGGATACAAACAAGAGGGAAAAGATGAGCTCTATAATCCTGAGGAAATATTCCATTTAAGTTATGAAAGAATTGCTGATGAAATTCACGGCATACCTTTTTTTGAAGCTTTAGAAGATTTGATACTGGCGAGGAATGAGGGGATTTCTGATTTAAGAGAACTATATCATAAAAATGTCTTTCCTACTGATATTTATGAAGCTGAAACTGACGACACAACAAAACTTAATTCAATAACAACAACTTTAAATGATGCTTTTAAGAAAAAAGAAAATATTGTTATACCTGCAGGAGTTTTCAAAGAAATAAAAAAGGTTTCTGTGGCTCAATATTCAAACTTAGATTCATTAACAGCAACAGGAATGCCAGAGGTTATTATGGGATGGGGAGAGGAAACAACAGAAGCATCAGCGAATATAATTTATTTAGCTTACCAGCAAGAAATAGAAGATATGCAACTTTATATTGAAGAGCAAGTAAAAGCACAATTAGGGATAGATTTAGAGCTTGAATTTCCAGCAAGTTTAGAGGATGCAATCATTAAAAACGAAACTAAAAGGGGAGAGGGCACAAGCTTAAACCCTAAAAAAGATGGATAGTAATCATAAACCTGTAATTGAAACTATGATAAACACTGCTGCTTTAGCTATGACTTCTTTTGGTGTTGTCTTATTAACAACAGATTACGAAGGATGGGGCTGTATGGCAAGAGGATTATGTCTAATTTTAGTGGGGGCAGGGTTAGAATTTTTTAAATATTGGGGAAGAAAAAGTGAATATTGGTAAGCGGCATCTTAGGGGCAAGCCCCTATAGCCGCAAAAATACTGATAGCTCATAAATTAAATAAGCTATGGAGGTTAGGATGTCAGATGAAGAAAAACAAGAAGAAGCTAGGGAAATGCCTAAAGAAGCTGAAAAAGTGGCTCAGGAAGCTCCTAAAAGCGAAATAGAGCCAAATGTGGATGACATAGTGGTAAATGCCCAAAAAGCAGCAACAGAGATAAAAGCGGAAAATGACAGGAGAGAAAAGCTGCTGGAAAGAGAGGAGAAACTTGTTGCAAGACAGGAAGCATTAAAAGCTCTTGGCGGCGGAAGCAAAGCAGGGCAAAGGGAAGAAAAGAAAGAAGAAACTGCTAAAGAGTATGCTGAGAGAGTAATGAAAGGGAATGTTGTTTAAAGTTATTCGGTATAACGATTATAGAAAGATTTAAATATAAGAGGGTATTATATTTTTCATGGGGAATGCACAAGCAGTTTTAGTTTATGAATTTCTTTTTAAAACAATTTATCAAGAAATTATAAAACACCCTGTGGAAAACTAGCCTTGTGTTAATTTCTTGATGTTATAAAATATAATTAGTGAAAACAATTATAGCGTTGCTTGTGGTATTGTTATCTGGCTTGATTATCTTTCAAACAAAGGTGGATGAACCACAAGCAAACATTATTGAAAATAATAGCAGCTTGATAGTGGTATCTGGGAATATGGTAACCACCCATCAAACAGCTAAAATTATGCCAGATTTAGTGGTTTTAGGCACTTTAAACTTTAATTACGATGTCTACTATATGTTGGCTCAACACGATTGGAATGTTGATGTTGCTTACGAAGTAATGAAACACGAAAGTAGGTTTAATCCAGAAGCATACAATCCAGAAGGACATGAAGGTTGTCGTGGCTCATTCGGGGCTATGCAAATAAGTTGTGTCCACTTTGGAAAGTATGGTTTTACTCAGGAAAACAAATATGATTTAGAGGAAAATATCAGAGTGGCTTATGAAATTTATAAAGCAAGTGGTTGGCATCCGTGGGGAGTTTGTAAGCCACCTAATCAAAAAGTAGTTTGTTGGTAAAGGGTGAATACATAGCGGTCGTATTTTAAATGGCTCTTTCGCACATATAAAGCCAGCCTGAGAGTAGAATAGTTCTTTCTGCCCTGATGCTAACCGAAAGGTTTGTCACGGCTACCTGCAGGGTAAAAACTAAGAAGCCGTAACATCAGGTTTGGAATACAGTCCCGAAGATCTCGTGATGCTGAACTACATTCGCGAATTGATTCCCAGTCGAACGGGATTTCCGTTAAGAAAGCAGGGCGAGGATGGAGTGTGGCAAAACTATACGCGGCAAGAGCTTGAGAGTCTTGTCGATGAGGTTTCTTCATTTAAAA